GTTTCCGCTGTTACTGTTTCCGCTGTTACTGTCTCCGCTGTTACTGTCTCCGCTGTTCCTTATACCAGTATTTCCTTTGCCAGTATTAGCAAGCTTCAACATTTCTTGCCATGAAACTTCTCGAACTATTTTAATATTATCTGTAACTGATTTATCATTACCTGATTCAACTTTACCTAAGGCTTTAATTTCAGCAATCTTGTTTTCAGGATCAAAATCATAATAGTTAAAACAATCTGCTATCTTTTCACAAAAATGGAAACCAGAACCGCACAACTCTAATTCGCCATCGTGTTTGTATGTTTCGCCTACTTCGTACTTAAAACCTCTGCAAGTCCAATCCTTATCAAATACTTTATATCCTTTCATGTTACCCTCCTAGTCCATTTGTCCGAGTGTTGTAAACTCTTGTCTTATATAGCTCATTTTACTTTGCAGAATGCTTATGGCATCCCTGCAAGCTTCTACATTTATTTTGCAATTACTATATAGTATTCTTTGAGTATCTCTTTTCATTCTCAATAGTGAAACCTCTTCGTCGCCTCTAGCTAAATCATTAATTAAGGTTGCCGGATACTTTTCAGACCTCAATATTAACATTTTACTAGCCAACGCCATTTTGTATAACCTTTCAGATTCCAGCTTAGTAATAGCAAACTCTTTCAACTCTTCTCTGCACTTGTCTAGCCGTATGTTGCACTTTTCCCATTTAGCGTTTATTTCTTCAGCCGTGTCCATTTAATCACCTCTATAAATAGTTTCTTCTAAACTTTTCCATGAAGAACTCATAACTATATTTTTTTTGGAATTGTTTTTGTCCCCATGCCTTTAGTGCATCATCAAATACTTTGTTATGGTGAACTCCTGTCTTGCTGTCGTGGTGGCAATGCCAGCATAGTGTTATTTGTAGTTCGTCGTATTTATCGCAAATTTTGCGGTTGCCCCTACCGTATATAATGTGGTGGTTTTGAAGCATGAAGGTACTTCCGCACAACTCGCAATAGTCTTTTAATGGCCTGCTCATTTACTTAGCCTTTAATTGCTGCAATGTCTTTGCATACTGCGACTTCGTCAACTCTGACAACTCTTTGATTTTGTAAGCTTTCATAATCGGATCAGCTTTAAAACCTTTAACTTCTAGTAGTTCCGTTAGTGTTTTGAGTTCTGTTTGTGTAGCTTTGGGTTCTTCAGGTTTCTCGCTATACTTATTTCTATCAGATTGCCAGTAGATATCCGCCCCTATTCCTATAGCTTTACACGATACCGATATAGCATCCGTTAACGCCATCTTGAAAGCTTCATCCGATGTATATAATCCTCTACTCTCCGAATCAATCAACTTTGAGCCTCCTGTACCGGGTATAGGCTTTGACCATTCTCCATCAACTTTTACAAACAAATGTATGTTGCAGCAAGCTATTACTTGGCCTTCGGACCCTTGCTCTGTCCATTGTTTTATAATGTCATAATACCAACCTATCCCAACCATTCCAAACGTCTCTGTAAGCTTCTTAATACGCCACATCGGGTTAATATCTGTCATACCTTTAAGCCTACCACCCTTAATAGGCTTTTGTGCTTCTTTCGGGACCTCTCTAACTTTGTTATATATCGTTAACATTCTCCTACCTCCAACCTTAATTTGTAATTTTCATAACGTAACTCGTTGATTTTGTTCTGCTTAACCTCTAACTCTGCATCCTTTGCGTTTAACTTCTTATATAACCCTGCTATCTTGTCCTGCAGGGCATTTATATCCTCATTGGGGTATGTTAGCCCCACTATTCTAAAAGAACCGTCTGACGTCGAGTTATACTGCCCTAATAATCCATAGGGCTTTTGTGCAAAGGCTTCTTGATGTACATCTCCGTTAGCTATTATATAAATCATGCTTCCCTATCCTCCTCCTCAAAATACCTCTCAATGTACTCTTTCCATTCTTTCTCCGTCCAACCCTGGGCTATTGCCTGTTGTTGTGTTATCATTTCCACCCCTCCAATACTTTCCACATTTCGGCTTGTGTGATTTTCTTTCCAGTTACGCTACCGTTATATATGTTTCCGTTGTCAGTAACTATTATCTCGTCTATGGTGTTAAATCCTTCGTCCATCAATATTAAAAATATCCATCCTGTGTGAGATGTTCTAAAGGATGCGTTTTTAACTTCACGTTGGAATTTCAATAACGCATACTCTAGATCGTCCTCTATGTCCTTCAACTCTCCCTCTAATTCCTCAACTCTTTCCTGCAATTCTTGTACTTCATCATCGTGTCTCGCTTGGTCCTCTCTTGCTTCGTTCCTGTTTTGTAGTTCTTTTTCGTATTTGTAATCCATCTTATTTCCTCCCTTTTATTTCTAAATCATAATCCAGTGCATCAAGAATCTTCTCTGTTACCGTTATAGAAGGCGATGCACCTTCATTCATAATGCGGTAAATAAATCTCAATGAAACCCCGGATATATCTGCCGTCTCTTTGTAGCCCCTGCCCTCTATAAGCCCTTTTAATTTGTTTAACGTTTTGTCCATTTCGTAACCTCCTTATGTGTCTATTATATTGCATTATGCGTCATATGTCAATAGTTTATTTAATAAAATTTTAAAGTAAAAGAAAACCGCTGATTTCCAACGGCTTTCCCATAAAATAAAGGAGGTGTTTATAAATAAGTATAATTGCTTGGCATAGTGTGTGTGAATGTCAATTCAAAGGATTACTACATATTAGTATATAATTTTTAATCACTATGCCTGATAAATAAATTATACTACATTAATTGAAATTGTGCAAGGGTTATGGTATAATATAGGTATAGAGGTTATGGCCTGTCGTGAGATAGCCCCTCTAACCTTCAATTTAATTGGAGGTATTTTTTTATGCTAAAAAATGAGTACAAAGAGTATTTGAAAAGTAAGCACTGGAAAAATAAACGTAAAGAATTTTACAAAACTACTGAAGCCAAGTGCAGTTGGTGCGGTGAAACTAAGAACTTGAACTTGCATCATCTAACTTATGACAATATAGGTAATGAAAAATTAGAGGACCTTATTTGTCTATGTGCATCTTGTCACAAGAAACTGCACCAAGAAACCGATAAGTTTAAAGTAAAAAGAAAACCTATAAAGAAAAAGAAAAACAAGATCCCCAAAAGAATTTTATGCCCTAATTGCAAATATTTTAATTTTGGGTATTATTGTGAAAGATTTAAAAAAGCTGCCCCATATACTATGAAGATAAATTGCAAGGGTTACAGGAAGGGATAGTCTGCTCTTTCCTGCATTCACCAACAAACATTATAAAAACCTTAATACTGCAACGTGTCATATCCTACTAGTACATAGTTACCATATACACTATCAAACCCTGCTTTTAACACTCTGCCGGCAAAACGCCTGTTCCATAGTATATCATAGTGAGCAGTTGTGTTGTGGCGATCTTCAGGTACTACATCATAAGCGTAGTGATTAGCATATCCCAACCATCCATTGGTTATATACTCTTCAGTATTAAAAAGTGTTTCATCTACAAAGTAATCAAGTTGTGTTTTACTGGGTAGGTATGCAGCTTTGTTCATATCTGCTAGATGCCATAATTCTTTATGTATTCCGTTTACAACTGCAATGTGTAGGTGCGCTCCTTGACTTGCACTTCCGGTATTTCCCATCCTGCCAATATTACTTGCAGCTCTCCAAGGTAGTTCGGCGTTTACTGTGTCACCTTCTGTACAATATACTTTATCTAAATGTGCATACATAACTGTAAAAGTTCCGTTCATTTCTTTTTCCTCCAACATATCTATTTTATCGGGCAATACTGGAACACCCCAACCAAAGTTAGTATCATATCCAACATCTCCTGCGTCTACTGAAATTGACTTCAATACTTCTATCATTTTATCTTGTGTCATTATTCCATACCTGGACATTATCAACGCAATGATACCCGATAGGGTAGGTTGTGAGAAGGAAGTTCCTTCCAGTTCTCCATGTAATGTTGCAAAATGCAAAGTATCTTCTCCGCAAGCCGAATAATATTCTTTTGTTATTTCGTCATCTTTAAGCCAAATAGCACCTACATTAATTGCTATATCTTCAAGGGTTGCCGTTACTCCATCGGTTCCGTCATTACCCGCTGAAGCCACCAGGATGACATTGAGAGACTTCAAATAATCCTCTGCAGGCTTTGCCATGCTACCACTAGTTGAAAGCCCTATAATGTGTATATTATTATCTTCTACAAACTTCTTTATGTCTATGTATTCACCGTCAACTTTTACATCAAAGTAAATCAATTCATTACCGGAACACCTGGACCGATAACCATGTAGAAAGGTTTTAGCTTCAGGTGCAACCATGTTAAACACACTTACTACATTCTCGCCATGCCCTGAATCTTCCAACTCCAGGAAGTTTATTCCTTTACCTTTACGGCCTAATTCGTGCCATCTGCTAATGCCATGATAGTCAAGTGTTTCTTTTATTAATCTCCGTTTGCGTTCTTCATATGTTTCTGCCATTTAAACCACCTAACACCGCCTGACAGATGTTTTTATCCATCAGACGGGTATTTATATTACTTAGTCTGTTATGCCTGTTGTGGTTGGGTTAACCAGTATTCCTGCAAGTACAAGAATTTGTATTACTGCAGTAGCTACGCCATTCACCATTTCAACCTCTGACAATGTTAATACTCCTGTAATTTGTAGTATTACTACTACTTGTGCTAATATTGCGATCCATGTTGCGTTACTCTTGATTCTTTTCATTTGTTTCCTCCTAGTCAATTTGTCTTATCCATTCTATTATACCCATTAAAGTTAATGTACATAATCCGGCACCAAGTACCGCCATTATTCCGAACACAACTTTAGTGAACACGCCTGATCTGAAATCATTTCTTTTCTTCGTTTCCGTTTCTTCGTTTCTCATTCTCATTTCCAATTTATCTATTGAATTTGCAAGTTTTAAGTTCGATTCATTTTGTTTATCTATTGAGTTGTTAAGACGTTCGATACATTTGTCTAACTTTTTATCATTTTCCCATAATGATTTTATACTCGCCACGTTACGAGCGTTTTCTTCAAGTAGATGTTCAATCTTGTCATCGTGCTTCATCAATTTTTTTTCATTATTATCAACTCGCTTTTCAAGGTTTTCCATGAGTCACCGCCTATTTATCAGAAAGGTATTTCAATAATGAGCGGTATTGCTGTTCAGGAATGCCCTTCCGCTTCATGCTTGATTTAAGGTTCTGTTGCGTAACTCCATCATTTCTAAGGTCCGTTAACACTCTAGTTAAATACTTGTTGTCTTTAGACTCTAAGGCATCACTGAAGCTACTATATAAGTCAGACCGCGTTGGCTCTTTCCATATTTGTTGATATTCATAATATCTCTGTGGGCTTGAAATTCTCAAGGCGTCATCAAAATATTTTCTTATGTTAGCCACAGGCACACCGCCGAGTCTAGCGATTGCTTCTGTAAGGTCTTTTGTTTTGCCCGCAAATGTCTTACTACCTCTATTGTCTGCAATGTTGCGTACGGCGTCGAATAGGTCGTTTATACTTGACTCTGCGATGTTATCAACGTCCCATCCATCAACCATTTTACTGAATATGTCTCCTATTAGATATGGAGTTCCTATTACACTACTTACAAAGTTTTGACCGATGTTACTTTCTTGGCCCCTTATCTCTTGTTGCGCTGTATTCAATCCGGCTATTACCATAGATGAAGTTATCAGTGCAGGAGTAACTTTCTTTATTTTGCTAAAATCTCCGGTAGCTTTAGCAGTTGCAATTGCATCATACATCAGATTATAGTTTTTGTTTCTTTGTGTGCCAAACAATGTCATCAATTTAGGCAATGCACCTTTTTGACTTCCTGCCCTACTTCGATATAAAGCTTCATAGTTTGGTTGTGTCTTGTGTATGACGTCTTCTGTCCTACGTGCTACAGCTTCATAGAAAGCGTCTGATCCTTGTTTCAATGCTGTTGTATCAAGTATTTCCTTTTCAACTCCACTCCATATCTTCTTGATAGCCATTCCATCAAATACAGAAATAGGTTTTGTGAATATATCTGAAGCACCTTCTAATTTAAGTTGTCCAGTTTCTCTAGTTATGAAACCCTGGTTTCTTTTCCAAATCTCGGGAGAAAACTTTTCCATTATCTCTGTAGAAGGTAGTTTCTCGGTTAATCCGGCCACAAGATACTTTGGTGATAACTCTGCCGTTGCTGTTGGTAATGATGCTAACTGATTCAACCATACTTTTACATTTGCACCCAATACAGCTTTTTGACTGTTGGATATTAGCTTACCTGTAACATCTTCAGCTATATTGCTTTTATTATAACCGCCTTCCAGGTTCTTGAAAAGGTCATCCATGTAGTTTTCAACTTGATTTCCGTATGATGATTTTAAAGCACGTCTAACTTTTGAGTTTCCAAATACCGCCTTGACGTTTCGTATTGGGACAGCAAGACCACTATAAGTAGATACTTGATTGATATTCCTATCCAATACATCAAACACATCCTCTATTACAATAGGGTTGCCTGAAGTTTGTCTTTCTTTTAATATGCCCATACCCTCTATAGACGGCGCGTTTTCAAACTTAGAAAAATCTTTGCTTCTATAATAAGCATCTGTGGTGATAGGATAGTATTTCTCAACTCTTGCTATGTCAAAGCCATCTAGGTCAACCGAGGTCTTGTTTAAAGCGTCTTTCGATATCTTGTCGAAGTAATACCCCAAGTTGTCAGCTAAAGCCTTTTCCTGTGGCGTTAATGACTTTATAACGTCATCTATACCTTCCTCGGTGAACTTTAATGTATAAGCCATGTCTTTAGTTCTACCGCCACCCTCTATAAGATGCTTCATGTTTTGTGCATTCTTAGAGTGTAAGTATACAGATATCTTTTGTTGCGGTGTTAAATAGATGTTTTCATCACCCATTTTAAAAGCTTGCACTTGTGTTCCTAGGTCCTTATCGGATATACCGGCATTCTTTATGAAGTTTCTTGCTTTCTGTTCAAAGGCATTTTTTGCCCTAACTCCATCTTGTAATTGTTGATATGTCTTGTAAATCAAACTATTTTCGTCATAGTTGCCTAGCATCCTTATAACATGTTCGGGATCAGTAGCACCCATCTTAAAATACATATTAAATGCTTCTTTCCACTTATCGTCTTTGGCTAAAAACTTACCAGGTTTGGAATTGTTTTGTACAACTTCATTCTGTACAGCTTTCAAATCTCTAACTCGTGAGTTGTTTATTAAGGCATTCTTTGTTTTGTTTAAGTGTTGGATGTGAGCGACAACATCTTGAATGTCTTTGAGTTCTTCAGTTGTTAATTCATTGATTTTCAACTTGTTTAATCGTTCAAGGTCTGCAGCAATCTTTGGATTCATAACAAAATCTTTGTTGTCAGCCTTTAAACTATCAAAGTAAGCTTGTGTTTTCTTCAGTGATATTTCTTTCTTAGGACTCATACCCTTAGCTTTTGTGTCAACCAAGTCAAGTATTTCGTTAGCCATATCATTGTACTCGTTGCGGAGTTTTGTTTTGTCTAATTTTTTAAGGTCCTTAAACACTTTGTTTCTGAATTCCTTTTCAGCCTTCTCATATTGGTCCGTAACGCGTTTGGCTTTTATTTCAGCCTTGTATGTTTCAAGCTTCTTTGTACCTCTTATACGTTCGGTTTCTTTGGCTACTTGGCCTTTTTGTTTCTGTAAGTCTAGTTTACTGGTTTCTTTTATTTTGGCATCAATAGAAGAAATTTGTTTATTAAGGCTGTCAATCGCTTTTTGTTTAGCAAGTTTGTTTTCTTCCGCAATCGCCTTTGGCGTATCTATTGGTAATTCGTACTTTTTAACTTCATCCAACTGTTCAATCAATTCATACCTATTAGCCTTTAACTCGTCAAGTTGTTTAGGTATGATTTCAGCCTTGCCTATTTCGGATTGCTTGAGTTCTTCAGCTTGCCTAAGTGCATCTTGGGTTTTGCTTAACCTTGGTTCTATTTGGTCAAATTGTTTTAATGGTGTTTTAGGAATGGTTATGCCATCATCTGTTTTGATGGTGGGAACTTCGGGCACTTTAGGTTCAATCTTAGGCGAAACTTCTCTCTCAAGTCTTTTAATCATCATCCTTGCGCTTGCTTCGCTTTGTTTACTTGCTGTCTTTTTATAAATCTTTTCTGAAACCTTCTCCCACCCTGCTTTTTCCAAATTATCAAGTGCTTTTTCGGTAGGTTTAATTTTAAACGAAATAAAAGTATTATCACCGTGAGTTTTATACTCACCTATAATAGATGGGATTTCAGGTGCTTTAGGCTCTATCGGTACAGGTTGTTCAACTTTAGGTTCTTCAATCTTAGGTGTTGGGACTTGTTCTTTTATCTCAACTTTAGGTTTAGATTGTGCATCTTTAGAGAAATAAGCAAACTCATTGATGTCATTTCCATCCCAAATTATTTCATCCGCCTTAACTTCTTGGGATATAACCTTGCCATTTTTTGGTGCTTCTAGTTCTGCATATCCCTTTGACAAACTTATCCAATCGCCGTCATTTATACTCTTTGCATTTTCAGGAACACCACGATATATTGTAACGACTGCATCAGGGTTGTTTCTAACATTTAACATAGCGTCAAATGATTCTTTAGTATTTATATCATTTACATCCATATACCATTCGGGGTTTGTATAAAAATCTTGCGGTATTAATTCTTCACCTTCAGATGTATATGTTAAATTATGCAACTTGCTAGTTTCTTCAGGGTTATAATCTATTCTATGGGACATTTTATAATCAGGTATTTCTTGCTTTATAACATTTTCTATTTCTGACTTTGGTAAAGTTGTTTCTTTTGCAGTAGCTTCAACAACTTCATCTATTTGAGTTTTTTTCATTTTCCTTAAAGCTGTAAACCCTTTACCAATTCCCATAAATGCAGCGTTAGCAACAATATCAATTATAGCCTGTTCGCCCATATACTTCGCGAGTTCGGTTCCTTGCAAACCTTTTTGTTTTCCTTCGATATAGTTAAGTGGTTGTCCTATTGCAACATCCTTTGCAAATTCAGTTGCCATTGTGCCTATAACTTGACCAGTCTTACCGCCTATTGTCTTAGCTAAAGCACCAGTAGCAGGAGACACAACTTTTTCAACTGCACCACCACCCAATGCGTAAGCTGTTCCAAATTTTCCTACTGTTCCGATAGTTTCACCAATTTTATAAGGTGTTGTTTCTTTTATTTCGTCACCTTTATAAATTGATTTATCAACCAATCCGGCTTGTTTGTATTTATCGTAGGTTGTTTGATATGTCTTTTCTACATCGGGAATGTTATATCCTTGCGTTATACCGGCTTGAATAGGACTAGCAACCCTTTGACTTTCTTGGTATTGTAAACCTTCTGTAAGTCTTTGTTTAGCTTCTGCATCCGTTACCGTTTCTTTAGGTGTGAATATAGCTTTTATTCCTGCAAATGGGTCTGACAACCTGGATGCAACATCAGTTTGTGGTGTGGTAATGTTATCCATAGTTTTACCAACAGCCTGTGTATAACTATCTAATCCACCCTTAACGCTGTCTTTGTAAGCTTGTAGTTTAGAAGAAACTTCCGGGGCAGCGGTTGAAGCTGCACTTTTAACGGAGTTCTTGTATTGTTCCAACTTGCTAGAGGTAGCTGTGTTTATTCCGGTACTTTGGCTTTTTATATTTTTTTTATATTGTTCTAAGTCCATACGCTACCCCCCTTGTTATTCAAGTAATTCCTCTAATCCATATTGATAAAATAATGTATCGAACGTTGCATCATCTACTTGCCCATTTCTTAATAATGCACTCAATGTTGAAAGCACTTTGTTTTTATCTGTTGAACCAATGATAACATTACCGTCTGCATCAAGTTGGCCTATATCTTGTGATTTAATGTAAGCATCGGCATTAGGCAAATCAAAGGTATAAGTCGGATCCGGTGTGACCTCTGTTGTAGGTTGATACCCTATAACGCTTTCGGGTGTAGTCGTTGTGGTCATTCCACCTCTTGCACCGATTCCAGGAGTTGCACTTCTCGGGTCAATGGTTGTGGTTGTAGTTGCTGCTTGTACACCTGTCAAGCCTTTCAAGTAATTTTCCTCTTCTGACGTAAGACCTATTGTTGATTTAAGGTTATTGATATAATCTATCCTGTTTTGTCCTTCTAATCCGAAAGCTATGTTTGCATAGTCTGACAAATCTCTAGTCGTGCCTGTTGCAGTAGGTGCGTTCATAGCATCTATTTGTGCTTGTTTATATTGTTGGTTAAGTGCTGCAGTTTGTGCATCTAATCCATATTCTAATCCGAATTGCCTTTGTTGTTCGGCTTGCGTAACATCGAACTGTCTTGTTGATTCGGCTTGTGCTGCTTGATTAGCTTCTAAAGTTGCTTGTCTATAGGCTTCGTCTGCTGTGAACCCTTGTTCTTGTAGTTCTGCACTTCTTAAAGCTAATTGATTACTGAATTGTTGTTGTTGCAAAGCGTCCTGCCTTGCTTGTTCTTGTGCAATCTGTGCGTCTCTAGCACTTACTAATTCAGTAGCACGTTGTTGTTCCGCTAGGGCTTGTTGTGCCTGTAAATCTGCTGTTTGATAAGCTTCGGTCCTTGTGAGTCCTTCTTCTCTTGCCGTCCTTACCCCACCTAATGTCTGACCTCTAGCACCTAAAGCCTGTGGTGTTGCCTGTCTAGTTGTTGCGACTTGTTCCCTCATTTGACCTATTGCTGATTCATAGCCGGGAGCAATCTCTGCCTGTGCTTGTTTTAATGCTTGTGCCCTGTTCAATGGAGAATAAACTTGCGATGCTTGTGTAGGTTCTTTTGTGGCTTGGTTCATTTCTTTTTCTAGTAGCAAATCGGATCGTAGTTGGTTATAATCCTTGATAGGTTCATTAAAATCTAACGTTCCACCACCTGCATAATTACCTTTGCCCCTAAGATTAGAAACGAACATATCTGTAGCTGCACCCAAGTCAACATTATTCTTTGTTGAAATTCCGGCAATATTCTTTCTGTACTTTTTCTGAAAATCCTTCATGCTTGCAAGTTCGCTCATTTTCTCCCTCCTTCATATTCGATTGAGAAACTATCAAATTCGCATTTGTATGAAGATGTAACGACAACATTCAACTCTACGAAAGTTCCCCTTTTCTTGATACTTCTCTTTGATTCCATTAAATCTTGTCCTCTATATTGTGTATAGTAAGTTGTGGATTCTCGCCACCTACCACCACTTAAATCTAACGTTCGTGAATGGCTATCCGCTGATACAATTATATCACACTTTGTCGCATTATCGAAATCACTGTCAGTAGTTGCTTTTATTTTCATTTTGTGCAAAGTAGCTTCATACTCTCCTAGGTCAAAACGCATCACTGCAATCATCTCAATATCTGAACCATCATCATCTTCACCACTTAATAATTCAAATAGTTTTGTAGTATCTGAAGAACTTCCGTATAGTTTGTTGTTAAATATGCACATATCATTGAGAGCGATATTCCACACCCCATCTATAATAGTTCCATTTGTGAAATCCCACACCAGTATAGAGTCAATATAATCAGCCGGGACAACTCCACTATTAAAACCCACGTATAATTTTCCATCAGAATACATAGAATAAGCTGTGTCAAACTTTCCGTTGTCTATGTATGTCCTAACTGGGTCCGACAATGGGGCTTGTTGTAGAGCGTTTTCGTAACTACTTCCAGTAAGATACCTTATACCATCATTTGTTGTTATAGCCAATATAGTACCGCTTGAAGTTGTACATATAGTCATAGATTCTTGATTGACTGCTCCAATATTATCTATTATGTATACTATGGTATCATCTGAATCACCACCGAAAATAGATCCACTTACAAAGGCTGTGAAGTTTTCGCCACTTACTACAAGTTTACCTTCAAATGTTTTAACTGCTGTAATCTCACTGGGGAACTTCTTATAACTTGTAGAGTCGACTAACTCAAAATCTCCCAATGGATTGGCTAATGTTTGGCCGTATATGTCAGAAAAGTAAAGCCTGGTCGGGTCAATTGAAGGAACATAGAACATGTAGTTTTTGTGTTCGTAAATTATATTTGAATTAGGAACGGTTTCTATTTCCGTCACTGTTGTTCCATCGTACTTCTTAACATTCGTACCATCACAATAATACACATAATTTTTACTTGAAAACAGTTCTATTCTTACATAACCATCCGTAATATCTTCTGATGCACTGTCAGTAAGTGTTATTGTAGTTCCCGATATGGCATCAATGGTTGTCGTTAAATCCGCCCCTGAAAGTCCGGCACCATCAATTATTATAGTTTGGTCAACTTCAAAGTCCGTAGCATCATCAACTGTGAGAGTCGTTGCACTTGTAGAAACGTCAATAGTTCCCAATGCCGTATACTCTTGGCCTTGGTAGTTTACCCATCTTATTTTATTTCCAGTAAGTCCGCTATCAAATTGAGTTTTTGTATCAAATGCAGTTGTGTATGATATTGTAAAGTTATCTAATGAAGCGCTTGACATTACCGTCAAGTCTGTTCTTTCAAACAATGCCCTTACTTGAATATATCTCTTTAATGGAATAGAATCTCCACTTGTAGCAATTCCCCAATTTCCAAACCTTACTCCGTCATCAGAACCCCTGGAATATATAGAAAGCGTTCCTTCACCGCTTGTAGTGGTGTTAGATATCAATACATTAGCTACAGGAGTTTGACCGAGATCAATTATCTTTGAAATGTATTCTCCTGTTAAAGAATACGATATGTAAAAATTAGTTGCATCGATATCACCAGGAGTGCCAGTATTACCTTCTACTATGTTTTTTATATTATTAAATGAAGTTGTAGAGGTATATTTCAAAACATCATTAAGATAAAAATAAGTTTCTTCCTCTTTGGCATCCTTTACAACTTTTATAGTTTGTGTGCTCGAATCTCCACCGCTTATATCTTCTGTATAAACTTGAACCCCAAATTCATAAATTTTAAATATATCTGTTCCGCTTTCATTTATTCGTCTATAGACTCTAAATTGTTCATCAACACTAACGTCATTGAAACATAATTCTCCTGTTTCGCTTTCACCACTCTCTAAATCAAATACCCATTGAATTTGTGCTGTGAATTCATCTAGTGCAGTATCTAAAGTATAGTCCATAGAATTTGCATCTTCTAAAAAATATTCATCCATTATTACTGAATCTCTTGTACCATATACAGAAAACCTCAAGTCATATGACTGTGCAACTCCATCAAAGTAAGCTTGTCCGCTTGCGTAATCAGTATTGTAGTATGTACTTGTAAAATTTGTAGTTGCCATTTCAACTTCAAAATATATACTATCATAGTCCGATACATCAAGGTCAGAATCAAATATAAAATCATAATCATCAACAGCTGAATCAATAGCCGTTGTTTTGCTGCCTATTGTTGTTCCTTTTAATGGAGTGTCGTACACCGTTAATGTTCCGTTTTCACTCGTGGTAGCATCTAACCGCACGGTTATTTGGCTCAAATCCTCTATAGTTGATACATCTACAGTTTGTCCCAGCAAATCATAGTTCGTGGTGGTGCTGTCTTCTGAAGAACTATTGTCTATTTCAATACTTATTGTATAGCTTTCGGTATTGTCGTAAGTACCTAAATCAAATTCGGTTGTTGTGTCAACGTCCTCTGTGTATTCTGTTCCACTCAATTTATAGGCCTTATCATCTGCACCCACTACTAAGGTATCACCTGAAGCAAAACGCGCCGTATGAATACCTTTAGGACTTCCAGTAGTGCCAAGGTCCAGGAGTGAAGCATAACCCGGACGTTTGGTCAATCTGCCTTTAGAACAGTCAACATTGTAAGAAAATGGTAGCACGTTTGATGCAAGGTTTTCATCTTCTGTGTTCGTACCTTTAAAATTGTCTAGAGTTAACGTAGCCATATCCACCACTCCCATCTTCAAATTGCACTTCGTCAAAGCCTATCTTTGATTTAAGTTGTTTGAGTCTTGTTTCATATTCGCTATAATGTATTGTAAACTCTGTGTTTTGCCTGTCTGATAACTCCACTCTTGACAGTGCGTAGTATCCGATGATGTAAGGATCATCAAGTTCAATCTCATCTGTAGTAGCCGTAAAATCACTAAGCTTCTTATAGTAGTAAAGCTTCAATCCTTCAGTTATATCCTCCGTAGGCGCTGCAATCTTCAAGGTCCTATCCCACAGAGTGTACTCACAAAGCCCTAATATCGTCTCTATGGGCATTCTAACCATTTCGCTATAAATTGTACCATCAGAACTTGAAATCTCGTACAAGTCATATAATACGTCACAATCTTCAGGTATGGCATATTCTTCAGTCCCGTTTACTTTATCTGCTGTAGCTGTAACACTAACTTGTGTATGCGGTCTTATTTGGTTTATTGCTTCATTAAAAAACAACATCCATTTACTGTCTGATATTTCATAATCTGAACTTTCATCCGGTTCGTATATTGCATTACACCATGCTATTAATTCTGATACCGTCATTTATTGCACCTCCCATGTAGTAATTGTTTTATCTATTTCCGTCCAAATTGTAGCCACTCCATCTACTACTGTCCATATACTTGTCGGCAATGGAACAAATACTATTAATTCCGGGTATCCTTCATCACCAATAACCCAAACTTCATCAAAGTCCCAATCAATATAAGTTGATTCTAGTCCCATTTCTGCTGTGGTTTTAGGTGTTGTATAATCGTCAGTTTGTCCTGCCGTATCTGAATTATAAAATGAATTTACAATTGAACTTCCTTCTTCTAAATAATCAGCAAATGCACTTGCAGTCGAATGAACACCATCGCCTTTTGTAACTTCGCCAGTACAATAACAATCAGTCACAACACTTCCGACATCATAATAATCGGTAGTAACATCGCATATAAATCCACTCGCTGTTCCATAATCATAACCAACAGTTACACTGGCGTCCACATTTCCAGTGCAATAACAATCAGTCACTGTAGTTGCTTCAACTTCGCCACAAAAACCGCCTATTACTTCATCACCTTCGATATTTCCGGTTGAATAGCATTTTGAAATTGTACAATCGTCCGCCGTCCCTAAAAACCCGCCATTGTAAGCCATAGCGTTCCCAACATCATAATAACCTATCGTAACATTGCCTGTGGAATAACATTCAGATATCACTACATCTCTTAATTCGCCTATAAATCCGCCCGAGTAATAATCACATGATACTTCACCAGTAGAGTAACAACCTGATATATTTCCCTCTGTTATAAATCCTAAAAATCCTCCAATGTCATATTCACCATTTATATTTCCTGTTGCGTAACAATTAACAAAGGTCGAGTCTCCCCAACCACATAATCCTCCAACATACCATTGGCCCGATACATCGCCCGTAGCATAACTATTTGTTATAGTTGATTCAGTGACGTATCCACACAATCCTCCAGCTGCACCATATGTAGTTGTTACAGTAGCAGAACTACTACAATCAACCATTTCTGAACCGTCTAAATACTCAACCAAGCCGCCCGATTCCCTATCAACCGTTGTTACAGTCCCGCTACTTGTACACGTGTCAACTTTGCCAAGATATACATAAGATGCCAATATTCCCGAATAATCATATGCTGATACCGACGCATCTATAATGTTGATATTGCATAGTTCACCACCATTAATATACTCAAATAAACCTTGATCGCCCAATGTTGGTGAGTTTATCACAAGATTTGTTATATTGTACCCGCCACCATCATACTTTCCTGACAATTCCTCTATTGGTGTCCAATTCGAATAATAACTCAAACTTATGTCTTGATTTTGTAAAAAATATGAAGTGGCATCATTTCTGACTTCGTTTAAATCTAGTGCGTCCTCAACTATGTAGGGGTCTAACTCTGTACCAGTTCCACCACCAAAACTACCATTAGCCATTAGACCACTTCCTCTACTTGTGGTGGTTCCAAACGCATACTTTCTGCTCCATAAGCTTCAACCCACGCATTCTGTTCTTCCAATGATATAGGCCCTTGGTAGTTGCCTGTAGGAACGCCATTCACTACCTCTGTGCGTGCCATTACTACATAGGTGTATTCTCCTACCTCTACACCGTAAAACTGGACAGACATCTTATATCTGCCATCTCCCAACAACGAATCACATTTAGCATTGTAATCTTCAGTGGGTACCTTGCACCACACTCGCATATTTGGGATCAGTACACCTAATCCCATAAAAGCCTGTAGTTGTTCATCTGTTTCAAATATTACATTAGTTTCTACACTCATATCCTACCCCCCTACACCATCTTAGTTAATGCCGTTCCAAATGCTGTTGTTGTTGCTGTAAATGACGAATCACCTTTTATCTGTATTTCAACTGTGTCACCGTCCGCAAGTTCAATTACATAAACTGCTGTTGCCCCGTAAGGGGAGCCTGCTGTTCTGCAAGTTATCGACCTCTCAGCAACTACTTCTGTAGTTCCATTTCCATATTCAATTCCTATTGTGACAATATCCCCAACACCTGGCGCCGAAACTTGCGCCGACCATAAAAGAAGAAATGTTCTTGTTATTCCGTCACTAGGATGATACGTTAATTTATTGTCGTTCTCTGTGTCGATAAAGAAGCCCTCTATAAACTCATTTTCAAACGTTCCAAGCAATCTAGTATAAGATGTTGTTACCGCTGTGTCTGCCGATGCTGTAAGCCTTGCCCCGGCTCCGACTTTTGCGGTTCTGTTGTCAACTGCCGTCCACGATTTGTTTAATTCCTTAGCCATCATTCCACCTCCGTAGTGGTTGTTTTAGGTGCGTATGCTATCTCACCCTCTGAATCTACTGCCATATCACCTACTGAATCTACTGCTGTTTCAATCAATCCTAGATACTTCTTAATTCTGAATGCTTCATCATCCGTCATTGCTTCATCATAAAACACATACTTTGTCAAATCTCCATCATCGTTCTTTTGTGCGTAGGCTTGTTGGTACTCAATGTTGTTTATATCATCCACCGCCCTGACTCTGTTAGTCTTAACGTCCACTGTTCCTTCTGTGAGGATGTCGTTGGTGTCGGCTTGTTGTATGAGTGGGTAGAGTTGTTCTAATCGTATCGGTGATTTTGGGTATTCAACTGTGGATTGCTTTCTAAAACAACAGCGCGCGCCAACAAACTGATAGGGACTAGCCGACGAAGCATAGAAAAACCAACAAGCGCAGCCCGCTACAGAGCCACTATCCCAATAGCCACCGAGATGCGCAACACGATTTCCTGTCGCTTGATAATAATAATCTGTCAAGTAAGTTGAACTTGAACCACTTGTTGCGGTTGCAAACAAGCCAAATTCAGTGTCCAATATGTTTGAAACATATCCATTTGCGTTATGCAATGTTCCTTTGTCAATATATGGACTTATAAAGCTATCTGACACAAAGTCTTGGTTAGTGGGATTTATCCACAGCTCATTGTCTGCTTGAATGTTTATACCATCAATCCAACTCCATATATTGCCCCAAAAGTTCTCGATGCCTCTGTAAGATATTGACGTTAATCCATCTGTACCACCTGCGTCACCTGTAGTGTTGCCTAGCGATGAAGTACCACCTGTAAGTTCTGATTCGTTACCTGTTCCAATTGCTTTGTTAACTACGCCTTGACCTATTACGGATTGCGAGTTGAATGATTTGTACTCTGATATTAAAAGTTTCTGTATTAAATTTACCGCAGTAACATCTAGCAATCCCCAGTTAGTACCTCTGTTTTGTGCGAGTATCCTTGAATTTGGTAATGTTAATTGTTGAGTTAATCCACTACAAGGTTTTGCATTAGCTATTGAAGACAATACATCTCCTGTTCCTGCTGTAAAGTCTGCTATCTGTTCATCTGCTAGCAAGTAAGCACTTGCTGAGGTATCGTATATTGAACCTTCATAAGCTGATACATACAAGTGACTTGCATATCCTGTTCCTAAATTGAAAGCAGGGTCAATTTTAAATCCATCATCTGCATACTTTGAAAACTCCCAAGCGAATATTCTATCGCCTGTTAAATCATCAAAAGTGTACTTGGTGTAGGTGAGTGGTATCTCAACCATTACCTGACCATTTGAACCATCCTCAACAAATCCTGCATCGCCATAGTATGCGTTTACTATTCCATCATCTGCCACGTTGCATCTTCTCATTTCTGAATAAGGATAAATATTGTCAAAGTCTACTTGGCTGTGGTCAAATCCAGTATATGTCATTGTGTCAGTAGCTTGATTCCACTGCACTCCCCACTGTTCAACTGTTGCTATCTGATGCTTCACCCTCCCCACAAATTCAAGTGGATAAGGATTACCCTCACTGTCATACCCCTTGCAGTATTGCTTGGAGTAGGTGCCTCCGATTAGTTTTGCGGATATGGGTTGATTAAGCGCGTAAAGGTTGATTGTTTCAGGTTCTTTGTATATTGAAACTCCATCACTTAGGGTGTAGCCGTATAAATCACAAATTGAGAGTGCCCTGTAGTCATCCACCACTGTATCAGCATCAGACAAATAAAATTGTGCTGTGTGTAGTCCGTCTGTGGATACTAGGGATGTTTGGGTTGTGATGTCTACTATTTCTTCAATAACCCACCTATGACCATCAACATCTATATATGATATTCCGTTAGTAGGTAGTATAAATTGACCACTTGCATCCGTTGCGGTCGTTACTTCTGTGTCTAGCACTAAATCATAATATACAAGTGTTTCAGATAGGAAGTCCGCAAACTCTAAGTACGTAGCACCATCCCCAACTATTTTCTTTGTCATGATGGAGGTGCGGTCTGATATGCCCGTGCGGTCCTCGCCTATTAGTGGTGTTTTAGAGTAGTGTAGCGCGTCTGCGGTGTATGGTGGGTTGCCATTTGAACGGAACCCTGGTGGATTAAACCCATAATGTGGAAATCCTGCATTTTTCATTCCCATTTAAAACACCTCCATTATTGAACATACCAAGTTCCTTCATAGTATACATACCACAAAGCCGTATCAACTTCTAGCAATACATCTCTGTTTTGTTTTCCTTCAGTTGGTTTGACATCAGTAGACAAACATATATCCCAACTTCTATCATATCCTAAAGTAGTTATCATTTTATACACTCCTTATTAATTTTATCATTTCCGAGTTCTTTATTCCCACTTTGTAGGTGAAGCCTTTCTCTTTATATAGCTTAATTAACTCGTTTCTTTTCAGGCTTTCGAGGTTTGGTTCTGTGGGATTTTCTTCCTTTGGTAATGCAATTGTATCATCATGTTTAAACTTACGCTTCATACGTCTGATTATCTTAGGGTCGGTTACTTCAACTTCTCCATTCTTGTCAAATCTGATATGTTTTACTTTTTCATTCGGTCTATTTTTCAAAATTGTTATTAATTGATTAGGTGTACCATAAAACTTCATAGCTTCACATCCTTACAAAGAAAGGGGCTGACTTTCGCCAACCCCTAAAGTCTTAGAGTATTTCTATTGCCTTTGCCACAAACGCATGATCCGTAAGTAGTTTTTTGCCTGATGCAGGAGTAACGGTTATTGCAAGTTTTCCGTCACTATCCTTATACTTTCCGCCTTCAAGAACTATTGCATCTTTGGTACCTTGTTCTACTGTTCCCGTTAATGCTGTACCGCCTGCCCAGTAGTCACCTGCCGCTACTGAATAAGTTATAGAACCATTTGCGCCTGATACGTTATCAAGAATAACTACGGTTCTTCCGTCCGCTGTTTCAGTTGCTAATTCAAACACTTCTGCTGTATCTGCTACTGTAGAAGTGGCTGCTGCATCTGCTACCGCATATCCTGTATTTAATGCTACTACTTTAGCACTTGTAATTGTTATAGCCATTTAATTTCCCTCCTAATTATATTGCTGATTCAGCATTGTACGTTAGGTTAAGTCTAACCATTTCTTTAGGTTTAACCACTTTTGCTCCGTATGTTCCAAGACCTCTGACACCTGTATCGAATGAGTTCTCAAGTCTGATATCTTCAGTTTCAGTAATTTGTTGTGCAAACACTATCGCATCTGAAGAACATGCGATACATTGCGAATTGTACGTTCCGAGGTCAACTACGTTGTTAGAAACGTAAATCTTGAATCCTAAAGCTTCGGCAAATGCTACGCCACCCTTGCCAGTTTTAAGACCATCATTTACACTGAATACAATTCCTGCGAGTTCCAGTTTCAATTGTACCCAAGGTGGAATAACAAGGTTCATGTCATTCATAGGAACATTGTTCTCTGCTAGATATTGCTTAGCAAGTCCGATGTCGCTAAAGATTGTTGCAGTATCGCATGTTGCATCTGTTACTGTTCCGGCTTCTGCTCCTGCATAAAGACCGAGAATGTATTCATCAACTGCGTTAGCCATCTTGTATCCAGCTCTAGCTGCTTGCGATCTTCTAAGGTCAACATTTGCTTGTGCCTTTTCAATGTCTTTTACCTTAAATGCGAAATAATCTTCTTGGTCAATCAGTAGTCCGACTTGTGCGTTCCCAAGTTCGTCATAAGAAACAGAACCGGAATAAGTCTTTACGTCTACATCAGAAAGTCCATTAAACCATACAGTGTCACCCTTTTGTTTGATTTCACCTTCATATGCCATGTTACATATCTGTTTTGCTACCAGGTTGTTTTCAAGTTCTCTTAATACCGTTGCGGCCCATATTTGAGGGACAAATCCTTTTGCGCTCATAGTATCCTCCTATTGTTTACGCCAGTACGCATAAGATTTAATTATCTTGTCGTAGTTCTCTGGCTTTGCAGCTTCCTTGCTGCTCATTGATTTTATTTCATCCATTGTGAAATATTGTTTGCTTGCTTTCTTGCTTTCGCTCTTCTTAGGCATTGTTTTCTTTCTGCCCTCGGAGATATCTGCCATCATTGATTTTTTACTTGATTGAAGTTTCTTATCCAGGATAGCATCAAAGTTTTTTACCTTGTATGCTTCCATTAAGCTTATACCATGCTTGCCTGCATATTCCCTTATCTCAACTGGTAGGTCTTGATAAGACTCGTAGGCTTCACCATATAAACCATTGATTGACTTAACATCTTTCTCGAAACTTGCAATTTCTTCATCTGTGTTGATTTTAATTGGTTCTATATTCTTTAGGTTATTGTATCTTTCATCACCTTTTAGAACCTTCTCCCATGCGTCCGGGTACTTTTCTTTAGCTTCATTTTCTATGTAGGTGATTTCATTATTCACCATAGCTTGAAGCAATTCTTCCCCACTTTTCACATTGTCAGGATATAGTGTTTTGGCAATAGTGTCAAAGGACTTCAGTTGGTTTTCTAAAGCGGTCTTCTTTTCCAGTTGCCTTGTATAGTCAAGCCCTTTTTGATATCCCTCGACAAGTTCATCAATATTGTTTATTTTGACTTCTTCATCCATATATTTAACTTTGGACTGCAGATCATCAAGAAAACGCCTTGTGTCCTCGTCAAGTTCTTCGCTCTCTACCTCTTCAGTGGTGTTCTCTTCGGTATCAAGTTCGGGACTTTCGACTTCTTCGGTTTGTTCCTCTGTTGTTTCTTCAACTTGTTCTTCTACTACTTCGTTTACTTCTTCCATTCTATACACTCCTATGGTCGGGATTTATTTTCAAAGCCGTTAAGCTATTGAATCAATGGTTGTTGTGTTTGTTGTTGCATCAACTCTGCTTGTTCTGCGTCAAGTCGTTCAAGTATTGTCTCTTTGGGTGGTATTTTACCCGTTTCTACGGCTTCTAAATACGATACCCTATCTATTAGACCCCTTTCAAGTAAAAGGTTCGCCATATTGATATAATACTCTCTATCAGTGGGTTTGGCGTCTATAATGTTGATTCTTACCTCATACTCCGGCATGTATTGCTCCATTATTGTTTCAGTCTCGCCTTCTTCATCTGTGATACTTCTGTCCCACTGTGCCATTATATTATGCGGGTTGTATTCCATTTGGTACGGCATAGCACCGTCATTAACAGTGATTTTTCTTTCTATCTTATAAAACTCTCTTATCCTGGATATTATCAATTCGACAACTTCCCTGTGGAACATTTCAGCTTTCTTTAATATTCCTATGGTTCGGACGTCCGCCCTTGAACCTAACTCTTGTATAGCTTTGTATGGCGTGCCAGACTTTGCAACTCCTTGTTGTATGCCTGTATAGCCGACTATTTCGTTCGCTATAGCCTTCTTATACTCCTTGTAGTTGACTATTGAAGCTGGTATTTGTGGTGGCGTTCTATCTTCTACCCCATCAAGGTTATCGACTTCTAGGATTGCTCCACCTTTATGAGAATTCTCTATCATCATCTTCTTTTGTTGTGCGTTTATGGACCCAGCTTCATACAGCAATCCACCTAATCCTTGTCTCGAATAGGCTTCTGCTTCTATGCTGTCAACCTTGTTCATCAATATCTGTGGCTGTATCATGTTCTTAATTTCGCCAAATCCCCACTGGTTCTGTTCGTCTACGTGGACCACTTTATAAGCGTATGGATACAATCCATCTTCATATATGTAGGGAATGTATTCCAACAGCACACCTTCGGAGCATATCGCTAAATGTACACCATTCAAGTTTTTATCCAAGTAATCTTGGTACTTCCTTCTATCGAGTAGATTATCGGCTTCTTCGAGTCTTTCTTTCCATATATTCTTCCACTCTCCCGGGATCACTTCCGGTTTACCTTTATGGAAATACAGATACAAAGGTGCTTCTTGACTCTTGTCACCCTTCTTATTGTCTACTTGGATTTGGTCATACTTCTTTGGGTACTTTTCCTTGAACCACTTCAGATTTTTAACTTGCTTTTCTATTACAAATTCGCATTCTTGGAAATTTTGCTCCAGGTCTGTTATAGCCGGATCGGGGAAGAAATCTTCTTTCGCAATGTAATTAATCTTACACTCTCCTACCCATCTGTCTTGCCCAACTCCACCAGTCCAATCACCATCCCAGTTTACACCTATTATTAATGGTCCATGCATTAACCCTTGTAGTATCGCACGCTCCCAAATTAATTGATAATGGTTTTTGTATAGAATAGAACTAATTCCATATGTGAGCATTTTAGACCTATCATCTAGTTGGTCATAATCTCCGGGTGTATCAGTCAGCATTATAGCCACTGTATCAGGTGTAGAGGATGTTAGAATGTACTTCTTATACTCTACGGCAGGGAATATTATATTATCGACTGTATTGGCTCTATTAGTCCGTTTCTTTCCCATGAATGATAGTGTGTTTTGTTCGCCTATGTAGCACTTGCGTTCATCTTCCCACTGTGTAAGTATCATGTTCTTGTTTTGTTGCGACTTCTCAAAGTGTTCCTTCATATCATTTAAAAACTTATCTTCCTGCATGGTTCACCTCCCTTAATAGAATGTATCTGTTTTCAATTGGTCAATTTGCAACTTCTGCAGTTCTATCACTTCTTGCATGTCTTTGTTGCTTTCAATAACACTTGATAGTTCTAACTCTCTTTCGTCAAGCTCTATTTGCCGTTCTAAGAGCTTTTTTCGTCCATTCCTATACTGTAGGTATGCAACTATGCTCAACGTCATTGCTGTTTGAAAAAACAATATAGTCAGTATCATTATACTAGTCAAAGAAATTTACCTCCTCGGTTGTATTTCGTTGGAATGTTTCGCTTCTATTTCTTGGTGCTGCAGGTTTGATCGTTCTACCCCTTCTCATTATACAATACCCTCTCAGCGCGTCAGGTGCGTGTGTTAATTCGTGTGGTTCATTCGCTACGTCATTCGGGTTCTTGTCACTTGTCAATAACTGGGGTAGTGTTCTGATTAAATCTGTGCAGGTTCTGAATATCTTCAGCTTGGCATTCTTCTTTGGTTCGCCTGTGAATATATCTCTTGTTTCATAAACCTTCAAGTATTCCTTAACTGCAAGCCACCCAGGTACCCTACTGTTATCCGACTTCCTGAAGGTTACTCCACCTTCCCTGAATCCATCTACTATACTTTTCCCGGTATCCTTTGTTCTGCTCCATAGGTCGGGTGGTGCGTATCTTTGTGTCAATCTGTCTCCGTCATTAACCTCTAGTATTCTCTTGGCTGCTTCAGTAATGATTAAATCACTTTCATATATCATTTTATATACGTAGCTTGCCCCTCGTTCGTCCTCCGCTATCCACAAGGCAGCCAGTTTGTCTAATCCGTAGTCTACTGTTAGATATCTGTTCCAGTGGTCTGGAATAACAAATGGATCCACTACATGAATACCAGGATTGAATTCCATAAAGTATGTATTGGAAGGTCTAACGAATTTACCATTAGCCAACATTTCCCACAAATCTTTGTTGCTGTGCTTCAACTCCTCGATATCTGCCCGTTGTTCCGGTGTCAGGTATGGATTGTCCCAGTGTGTCGATACAACTACCATACAAGGAATATCTGTGGATGCTCCATCAATCTCTACACCTATGTTGCGTTCAAATACCTTTGGCCTGCCATCGTCAAAATACTCAAACACTTTGTCGGGCGGCTTTTGAAAGAATTCTTGATTAATGTAGGAATCAGGGTTAACAGGGTTCATTGTTATGTATAGCTTTCTGTCCTCTTTGTCTCCACCTCTAAGCTGCATCCTAAGGGCCTTGAATTGCTCATATGTGATGTTCTCCCCTTCTTCATACCAGGCAGCTGTCACGCTGTTTAATGACTTAACTTGTTTTTGTTGTTGTTTGCTGTGGTATCCTCGGAATATTGTCTTGCTTCCGTTTCTATGTGTAATTTCCGGAGGGTTCTTTGTTTGTGAGAATACTGGATCATATCCAAACTCTTCGGTTCTTTCTTCAATTCCTGCTTTAACTCCGGCACCTATGTTGGTCTCAACATCCTCTATCACCAGTAGTTTGTAGTCTGATTTGTTGTGCATATTGATGACTGCTTGTTGTTCCATGAAATGCGATTTACCACTATTTCTACCGCCTACCAATATATATACAGGGTAATCGGTGGTCAAAACGTAATCATAATATATAGGTATTACTTCAATTTCTCTCTTCATCTGATCACCTTGTATCCGGACGGTGGGGCAAGTCCATTTTGTGTTGGAATTTCAACGTTTTATTTTTCAGCTTTTTTTATGACAATCTCTGGGAGTTTGAGTTCTCCGGAGTGTTCAATGTCTTGTTTATCTCTCCACTTCTTGGGCTGTCTATTCTTCAGCCACGCCATTGCAGCTCCTGTATCAGGTGGGTAATGTTTTGTAGTATGTACAACCATTTCTTCACCGTTGTTATTAAATATTTTATCTTCGGGGTGGCTATATCCTTTAGCCCTGTGATACAACGATTCAGCTATTTCAGCGTCTGCAATATCCTTTCCCCTTTTTATGGAGTCGCAAAACTCTTTGTGAGCCTTCTTCCATCTGTGTATTGTAGCAACATCAACCTCAAAGAAATCAGCAAGGGCTTCATCTGTAGCACCTAGCAATAAACATAATTTATAAGCCTGTCCAGCATATTCTTTTTTATACTTCGTTGGTCTACCACCTGCCACAACCTCACCTCCATTAATTAGCTACCTAACTATATACATAAAATAATAGCCACTTAATAGTAGCTTAGTCCGGGCTTTTCTCTCGGGACATTACAGGTCTTAACCGTATTCCCACACCTTAGCAATTAATATTAATCCTTATCTCCCTATATTATATCATTATTTATTATTTAACGCAAATAAAAAGACCCTTTTAAGAGTCCTCATTTTCTTCCTCGTATATTTCCCTAAGTACCGCAGCCACCGCATGCCACCCACACATCCCTACAAATATTCTAACCTGTTTCCTCATCCTTCTGAAATTCTTTGCCTGTATACTCTCTTCCTCTAGGCCGGCGTCGTGCATTGCCGACCAGTTCGCTCTATGCCTGTTCATTGTTTCCCCCTGTTAGCCCTTAACGATGGGCACATACTGTACTTGCCTAATGGGTGAACCATTTCAGCACCGTCATATTCTTTTATCCTGCAAGCTTTATTTTTGCCCTCTACCTCTATAGTTATAGTTTTAGCGGTTCTTTTCAATACCTCATAATTCCATGTACAATTGTGATCGCATATACTTCTCATGCCGTATGTTTTACCTACTTCAAATTTAATCATCTTGTTACCTTCCTTGTTTTTTTATATGTAAAGTGTATAACTCAAGTTAGAATGAAAATATACTGTAATTTGGTTTTCTTTGGCTTGCCAAACTTTAAACATTTTTGGAAACATCTCCACATCTTTCTTTACTGCTTCTATGCTCGATTCGTTCCATATCATTGTAACTACATCAACTTTTTCTACTTTGTCCCATATGTTCTTAAATTCTTTTGAGTTCCTTCTAATTGTTCTCATTTTGTTACCTCCCTTATCTCTATAACTAATTATAACATCCATTGTCCTATCCGTCAATAGTTTATTTAATAAAACTTTAGATAAATAAAAAGGACCTTTTCAGATCCCCGCCTTCACCACATCCACCCACCTATATAATTCTACCAGACAGTAGGATAGTATGCTGCAGATCGTTATACCTATTATAGTTAGTCTAATCATTTAGTATATCCTCCCATGTTATTTGGTTTTCTATTTGCTGCAGTGTTTTTAAATTATGTTTAATATTAAACTGTCCAGGTTTCACAAATCCACCTTTTGTCGTTTCACTTACATAAAACATTAACTCTTTCCATTGATCCGGGAAACATCTTTGTAACTTCTTTAAACTTTCATCCCCTTGTTTTGGACAAAGGAAGCAGCCTAATCTTTCAAAATAATCATACAAAGGATTTAATATTCCCTCCTTCTCGCAATACTCTCTGCAATCTATTTCCTGCATGTTCCAATCTATCAAAGGATATCCATGTGTGGGATCTCCACTACCTTCAAGATATCTTTTTATTATCTTCTGTCTTTTGGTTGATTTTTCATCTATTGCATAACCTATGTATTGTATATAATCATTCCCCAATTCCTTCAAATAATTTTGTATGGGCTTAACTTTGGCTTCTCTTGTCCAATAACAACTAAATGCTACTAACGGGAATCCCCTTTTCTTACCTTCGCTTTCGCCTCTTGTAACTTTACCATAAAACCAATTATCAAAAGTATCCTCTGTTTTCAGAACTGTGCATTCTTTGCCTTCGTGTTGCCATTTAGATATAAGTTTGTGTCTCATTTCTTTTTCTTGCGGAAACTCCTTTTCGATAGCCACAAACACAATTTCATCAAGGGGCATCCCTTTCTTGATTATTAAATCCGTCATTGCTACAGAATCTTTTCCACCGCTGCAAAATGATATATATTTCATCCTCTCTTACACCTCTCACATATAAATTTGTTCTCACACCCGTCATATGTTTTACTTTCTTCAAAATTCAACGTGTAGTCCCTCTCTTCCCTCTCGTATATCAAACTCCCGGTAAAAGTACCGCACACCTCACAATTACCGGATAGCCCTGTTTGTTTGTAGTGGTAGTATCTCATATTGTTACCTCCCTTAATTTCTTACTATACCTAATACTACCACATATTGCATCATAGGTCAATAGGTTTATTTTATAAACTTTACTCTTTATTTTTAAACAATTGATTGTAGGTTGATTCTCCTATACCCCAATCAATCCCAATCTTCGGACTACTCACCTCATGAATAGCCCCTATCACCTCGCCTAACACCTCTGCTGTCTCTGTCTCCACTATATACTTTATTCCTTTTATTTCAAATGTACATTTAATCATTGTTGACCTCCACTATTGTAATTTCCACACCTTCACCAGTGTAGAATTCCTGCGTTACCTTTTTTACATATTTTCTGTTATCGTCCTCTATCAAGTACCCTTTAAGGCCATCAATCAGCATTTTAACCAGGAACCCATGATTGTCAATGTCTAGTCTTGAATTAAACTTAAACCCTATCTCTACTGGATTCTTGAAGATATTTCTTTTGATTCCCTGTTCCATCAATGAGTACAATACCAACTCGTGAACTTCTTCGGCTACTCTTCGGCGTTTGCTCCAGTGTACACCGGCATAGTAGGTATTCGATCCGTATTTCTTACCCGTCACTTTCAAATTTACTTTAAATGTCATTTTGCCTCCAAGTCTCTATAATATCCCACATTTCCTTTTCATTTATGTCTAAATCCGGACTGCCTTTATCACTATATGTAATTTTTTCATCATCAATAAAGATATCATTGATTTTTATTATATATATTTCAGGTTTCAATATCAGCCTTCTAATCCATATACGTTTATTATTTGCAAAGTAATTAATTGTCACCCCTTCTATCCCATCACACCTCACCACCAACCTCAACTTCAACTCTAACATTCCAACCCCTCCTCGTACTCGAAACCCTCGCATCCGCTCCAAGCATATTCAATCATATCAACATCATACTTACTGCAGTAAATTGTTCCGGGTTCTCTCTCTTCTCCATATTTGCACAAATCACATGTCATCTATGGACCCTCCTTTTAGTTTTCGCAATGCTGCCAATTTGATATCCGCTAACATCTTCAAATATACCCTTATTCTCATTTCTAACGCGTTTCTTCTCTTCCATGACACTATGGTATTCTTTATATCTTTTGCAATCACTGTGACAATTCTCGTGTCTGTCAGCACAATTATAACAAGGTGTTTTCATATCCTTTTCCCCTTACTGTAATATATATCCATGCTTTCCCTTTTTGCCCTCATTTCGTCCGCTGCCTTTTTATTCCGTTCCCTGTCTGCTTTTTCTTTTTGGTCTAGCTTGCAGTATCCAAACCCTACAAGCGTCAATCCTATCAATCCTATCAATAAGCCGTTTATCATTTCATCCCCTCCAATAGTTTCGGTAAACCTTTTCTGACAATTTCTTTTGATGCACGGTCAACTACTTTTTCGATTATATCGTCTTTGTTTGCGTATATGTATTGCTTGACCGCCTTATCCATTCCATCCCTTACCCCAAATTTTGCTGCCCTACCTTGATATGCTTCGTTAATCATTATTTGCCTTACAATTTCTTTTTCCACTAACTCAGTTATTCTTCTTTCGTCTATTTCAATGCTAAAATTCATATCTTACCTCCATAGTATCTATCTATAGCTTCCGCCATTCTATCCCAGTATTCCCCTTCTTCTTTGTCCAACTCGTCCGCTTTTACTTGTCTTTCTTTTAATGACTTATGGCACCATTCAACATCCTCATTTACTCTGCAACCGCTATCTGTATATTCCCCCACTTCTTCCCATGACAATGGGCATCTTTCGCAATCACCTATATATTTACTCATCTATCAAACCCTCCTAATATATTTTCCTGTGGTATCTTGTAATATGCAACATATCTGTTCAACTTCTTTAGTATGTCAATGTAATCATCGATATACTTCTCTTGTTCTGCTTCTGTCCGCTTCGGATCATCTAACCACTTTACAGCTTTTCGCTCCCGTTCCAGGAGTTTGTTGTATTCTTGTTTGTAGGTTTCCATTAAAATTCATTCACTTCCGGTTCACCATTTGTCACTATATGTTCAATAGCCGACGTTTTAAGTATACATTCCACTCCGTATCTGTCATAAACGTTAATATATTCATGTTCTTGCAAGCGTGCAACTATATCCGGTTCATATAAATAAATTAATGCATAACTATAATGATTACCGCCAATCGTATGTAGCATAAATTTTTGTCTATACATTTGCTTCATCTTCTATCCCTCCCAAGGATTTTATTATAACTCTTTTAATTTATTTTCTATTTCTTGCTTCTGTTTAATTAACTCCTGCTTTTCAAACTCTTTATTTTGCTTTCTTACCAAACTTGCATCTTTACGATTTAACATTTTTAATTTTGGCATTTTAGCTTTGATATGTGTATACCTATAATATTTTTTATTCCACATATCAATTTTCCATTGTTTTTCAAACCAATAATGTTCAATACCTACATTTTTTAACCACTCCGCGTATTGTTTTTCATAACGTTTGTGTATCGATAAAGTTATTTCTCCTGATTTAAATTTTTCAATCACTTCATCTGTTAGTTTTGGATACATCTTTTAACCCTCCCAAGGTGGTGTATTTAAATACTCTTTAATCCCAAGGTGCTTTTTCAGCCGTTTCCTGGAATGCTTCCGATACTTCGTTTATTCCTAAAGCCTTCTCCCATCCAAAATATGTCTGCGGTGAATTGTTATCGTTAAAAAACCTATTGCTTTGTATGTCAAAATGGTAATTAAAATATGCCCTTCCTGCAGCAACTCTGTCTTTTAACGCTCTTATGATAGTTGAATACCTTTGGTTGTCTTTATCCATTTCCATATATCCTATACCTGTTAATTCAGATTCAAAGTCCCATACTCTTTCAACTGCGATTATATTATCCATCAAGTTGGTTATGTTTTTAGATCCATTTACAAAAGCTTTTGTTTGTTCTTGGTGTTCTAAACTTCCGATTTTATTTGGATGGCCTATTACAATCACAATAACATTATATCTTTTGGCAAACTTCTTGCATTCTTTTATAAGCTCTGTCTGTTCCGAATTGCTTTCACTATCTCCGTTTATAGCTGTCATTATATTGTCTATTACAAATACTTTAACTCCATGCTTCATATAGGAATTTTTCATTGCAACAAATATATCTTCATTTGCTTCATCGTCATACATAAAGAACTTATCTTTGTACCATGATTTTATAGCTAGCTTGACATTGTTTTTTATTAAAAACTCTTTATCACCCCATTCATTACGAACAACCTCTATCATGTTTCTTCTTCGCCCGATTAATTGTCGCATTATCCAGTTTTCAACTCTGCTTTCACTTAACTCCCCTGAATACAAGAACACTTTGTAATTTTTCAGCATGTTTGATATAACTTGTGAAATAAAAGTCGACTTACCTTCGTTGTCTCTGCCGAATATCAAAGTTAAATCTCCACCCTTCAACTTTTTGAAATGTCTATCTATTTCATATATTCCAGTGTAAAAGGTTTCGTTGTATTCCTCTTTGTCTGTCCTTCGTCCCATATCAACAACACCGTTGACTTTTTCAATTAGTATTTCATCTATAAAACTTTTTACACCATTTTCACCCGTAGCCTTTAACAAATCATTAGCGTCTTTATATTTATCATTTATGGCAATGCTCGTTTTATCGCTTCCTAGACGTTTTTTTATTTCTTTAGCCCCATTAATCCCTTGTTCGTCGTTATCGGCCCATATGATGAAATTAGCACACGTAGAAAGGAAATCAAACGAGTTCATTATCCAATTTTTATCATTTATTCCCGATGGTATAGATACAACATTTTTATAACCTGATTGCCAAACTGCCATTGCATCGAATTGACCTTCTGTAATTATAATCGGCTTCTTGGTGTCGATGTGATCCAATCCCCATAGTATAGATTTTGTTCCAGGCTCACGCATACACTTTTTTTCACCAACTTTGCGAAAGGTATTACAAACAACATTCCCTTTTTCGTCAAAGTATCGAAATGAATACCAACTGCCTTTTGATGTCTGAACTTTCCAATCAATCAAAGTTTCTTTATTTATCCCTCTAGCTGCAGCATCTTTTATTACTGAATCATTTAACTCTTGATATTCTTTAGTAGCTTTCTTGTACTGTTTCTTTACCGGTATAACTGGTTCCACTCTTGCTTCGCCTATTAATTCTCTCACATTGTCAACCGCTTCAGGAAATGTCATGCTTCTGTAATTTTGAAAATATGAGTAAATGTCTATGTTTCCATTACAAGCAAAACAATGAAATTGATGTGCGTTATTATCCCAACTCATAGATGGGTTTTTATCCGGATGCAAAGGACACAATACTTTTCCATTTACTTCTCTCATCCCCGTCCCTTGAAGTATAATATCTTTTGCCCTATTCCCTAATGTGTTTTTATAGTGTTGTGCGTCATTCATGGTGTCACCTCTGTTATATCGTCAAATCCATCATCAAATACATATGTCTGTGTGCTAAATGTTTTTTTAGGCTTTGTCGCTATTACTTGATTAAGATATCCCTCAAACTTGTTACTAAATAAGGTTTCCGGTCTAAGATATTTATTCATGTTTTCGTTATTGCTCCACTCTTTAACTTTTACATCTATCACCTTCTTAAAATCATCTAATACAAAACCTTCGTTAAATCTTGCTTGTATACAGTCTTTTGTTTTAGCAGATGTATGTCTGAAACTTTTCCCTGTACATTCATTTAAATAATCAACGATTTTAGCGTACGGGATATTACTTTTTCCTTCTTCTCCTTCTTTACATTCTTGTTTGTTGCCCTTTGTTTGCCCTTTGTTTGTCTTCGGATTGCCCTGTTGCTCGCCCTTTTGCTTGCCCTTGTCGTCATCTTTAGACTGGTAAAAGTCGTAATTTACAATGGTTACAAGCGTATTCTTGTTTGTCCCTTTGGTCGCCACTTCGTTCGTCCTTTTTAGCTTGTCCATTGCAAGACGTATTTGTTTAGGACTCAGGTCTAATGCTTCAGATAATTTGTTTATACTGGTAATATGTTGCCCTCTTTTTACGTCTTGCCCTCTCCATGTATTATCTTGGTGGTTAGCTTTCAAGACTAAATGAAAGAACAATCTAAATACATTAGGGTCAGTGTACCATTCCCATTCTTCGATTTTCCTGTGAAATCTAACCCATCCTTCCATATGTCACCTCGTTTTAATTATCAAACCCAATCCAGTCTTTATAAGTTTGTCTATTTCTTTTATGTCGTGTTCTGTTTCTACAATTACATCAATTTCTTCACCGAACCATTCTTCAGATAGTTCCAAAATATTAATTAATTCTTTTGATTTAATTTACTTCACCCCCATATATTTATTTAGATCAATTTCAGTTATCCTCCATTGACCACCAACCATAGTTCCTTTTAAATCGCCACTCTTTAAAATCTTTAAAAGTGTTGGTTTTGAAATACCAAGTGTTTCTTGAACTTCTTTAAATTTAAATACCTTCATAATTACCTCCTTGTCTATTTACTATATTTTACCAAGATTAACTAAGTTTGTCAACCCCTAAAACCATGCAAATTCTTGCAATAAAAAAGAGGTGATTTCTCACCCCTATTCTATCCACCCCTGCACCCTTACAACTACATCATCCAGGGATATGTCTACAGTTTGCCATTCTCCGTTAATGTATACTTGATTCCAGGCGTGTCGTACACTTTTCAATTCTTCTGAATATACTTGTCCCACTACTACTTTGCAAGGGATGTTCAATCTTCGTAAATACCAAGCCAGATACTTGGCGTCTTGCTCGCATACCCACCCTTCTTGTTGGCTGCAGTATTCTTTGACTTGTTGAATTATCGGATCAATATTAATTTCCAGTTCTTCAAATCCGAAACAATCATAAGTATTTTCCAGGTAGGTCGGCTCATAGTCTGAATAAACCTTATCTCTTTGATAATACCTATAAACTCCGTCATCATCTTGGTGATACAACCTTATATCATATGTTCCTGTCCCAAGCCTTAGAGGTATCGTGTAAGGGCTTATCCCGTGCGTCCAATAGTATTGTATGCCTTCGTCGTGTTTGATGTATACAAGTGGTGCATCGACTGTTACATATCCGTCTTCGATATCTTCATTTGTGAAACCTACTAGCATTATTGAAAACGCTAGTAGGAGTATTAATATCTTTTTCATCTAATAACCTTCATCCTGTCGGTTGATATTCTTGGTCCATTTATCTTGATATGCGTTTTCTATTTCGTCCGGTGTAAATCCTAGTTGATTGCCGATTGATAGCCAAAAGAACAAAATATCAACATATTCCTCTATGGTTTTTTCTTTGTCTATGGACTTGTCTTTTTTCCAATATTTGAATGACTTGGTTTCATTTGCAAACTCGCTGCATTCCACCATCATAGCTAGAGTTAGGTCTGTAAGGCGTGTATTTGGGTCTTGTTGTAGTTCTTTTTTCCTTATGATGTAATTGTCTAGGTCTTTCTGTAAAGTCATTAATTCTTTAATTTCCATTATTCTTCCTCCTTCAATATCTCGCAATCTCCACGGTCCCACACTTTAATAAAATGTGCGTTACCTTCTTGGATGTCTACTTTAATTTGGTAGAGGTTGGATTCTATTACAACCCCTACTCCTTCCGGTGTTTTTACTCTCATTTTTTTCGCCCCTTTCGACGTCTTAATTCTTGTTTCAATTGCGTTGTGCTGTATTTTTCTAATTCGCCTTTTGAATTTCTTTCATTGTTTTCTTTTTCAAGTTCAAGTTTTAATTTATCAATATATACTTCGTCATATCCTTTCATTCTTCCACTTCCTCCGGGAATGCTCCCTCTCTGACTACTGCTCCGCCTTCCATGTACTCTATAATGTACATGCCCTTGATTGTGTCAACATGGTCTACTTCAATTGATTCTTTATATCCTTCAGGTTTATAACGCATTCTCCCCTCCTATGGCATCATATACAGCTTGTAACTCTTGTATCCTGTGTTTTGTCTCGTACAAGAAACTTTTTATATCTGCATCATTTTCAGCTATGTAATACCCTTGACTATCGCTATGTGATATTACTGGTATACCCCTCAATCTTAGCTGTTGGACCTGCCTTCTTAGGCTCCTGTCACTTACGCCTAACTGGATTGAAAGGTGTTGCCTGGAAAGGGAATTTCGTTCCCCTTCCTGTAGTAAATCTATAAGATTCATTTAATCCTCCTTTATTCCCAGGGAATTTCCCCTCCGTCGGTAGGCTCAAAAATGTCGTCCGTAAAGTCCGGGAATGTATCATCGTGTCCGAGTCCTGGATCGGCTTTCTTCGATTCAGCAAAGTCTATGATTTCAACATTGTTTCCGATTATCTTTATTGTAGACCTTTTCTGTCCGCTTTTATCTGTCCATCGTTCCTGCTTCAAACTACCATTTACGGCTATTCTGCAGCCTTTATCTGTCATTTTGTAGATATTTTCTGCTGTTTTGCCGAATAGTACAAAGTCAAAGAAGTTTGCTTCATCCTCTTTCTTGTACCCATTTACCGCAATGGTTCCGTTCATAATAGCTATGTTTTTAGAACCTGCGTGTCTTAATTCACCTTGCTTTGTCATGCGACCAGAAATTGTTACTACGTTTATATTCATTTATTTACTCTCCTTGTAATAGTTTTTATAAAAATTAATAGCTAATCTATTTTGAATTGGTTTAACTTTCCTATTCCATTCTAAGGTATATGCTTGTTCTGCTTTTTTACCCTCTTCGCTGTTCATCGATAGGTACTTTTCACACCTACATTTGCTATAACACACTCCTAAAACTCTCCATATACAATCATTCATTGTGTTTCCTCCCTATTTTTAATTGCTTTTTTTATTACTTCTTCAGCTATGTTCTTTTCAACTTCTGTTAATCCATCGTCGTTGTGGATTAGTCTTAGAGACCGCCTTAATGTGCTGCGTTCCTCTATCAACTTTACCCGTTCTGCGTTGCGTTCTTTGTATTCCTTTTGATACTTTCGTCTTTCTCGCTTATTGTACACTTTTTTCACACTCCTTTGTTTATATTGTAATATTTTTGCTTTCCTGCGTCCTTCCTGATCTTATCAGCCACCTTTTGCTTGTATTGACGGTCTAGTGTTAACCTTAATACGCTTTCCCGTAAATACGGGCTGTCCGGGACTGTATGGTGTTCCATTAGTTGTATCAGTTTTCTGCACACGTTAGGGCTACGAAAATGACCATGCATATTGTAATCCCCATTCTCATTCCTGATTATCCAATCACTTTTACATTTAACAACCTTAAATCTGTCTTTCAAAGGTACACACCCCTTTGCTATTTTATCAAACCTAACCACCTGCAACCTTTTTCGTATGATGGCTTGTTTCGTTTCGGATCTTTGAGAGCATTTGACCATGTTGACTGTGGAATTCCTGTGGCTTCAATCAACTCATTGTGCGATATTCCAAACTCTTTCATCCTCTTTCTTACAGTATCGGGTTTAACTGATTTTGGCAATCCATCAAGTCTGCCTTTTAATGTTTGATTCTGCATCCTTAAATGTGCATTGGCTTTTTTAAGATTAGCAACGTCTTTTCGAGTATATCCGTCACTCCTGGAATTTTTCATAAGTGTAGCCATTTTACTATTAGATGCACTTAGCTTAGCTATTTCTGCAGTCTTTTCTTCTAATAATGACTCATAGTACCCTTTTACGTTTTTATCTTCTTCAGCCTTAAATACAAACCTCGCTTCGCATGTTACGCAATCACTTATCATTTTAATGTCTTTGATGCTGTTGTATTGTAGCATCTCCTGAATGTTCTTAATTATTTCTTTTTGACTTTGGGCTATTTTCATTGATAACCCGTATGGATGTTTCTGATCATTAGTCATGTTACACCTCTATTCCCATTATCATTTTAAACTTTTCAGAATCAAAATTCGGAATATCTTTGATTATTTGTTTTTCGTCATCGGTCAATTTTTCCCACCATTCTTGATTTACTTTCGATAAATCATTTTTCTTTAGATAACCACCAGTTGTCTTATAAGAAGGATGGCTTTCTTTTTCTTCTTCATACATAGCATCTTCCCAAACCCATTCGCAAGGGATATAATTTATTCGTCTTAACAATCTACATGCTTTGCTGTTTCTCCATTGGTCTAATGTCATATAGGTTTCAATATCAAATATTCTTATTTTGTGTTGTTCGGTACAGAAACAACCAGTTTCATTGTCAGATATATTAAAATCTCCTGTACATCTGTCTCCGCTGTTCCTGTTTCCGCTGTTACTGTCTCCGCTGTTACCGTATCCGCTGTTCCTGTCTCCGCTGTTACCGTTTCCGCTGTTACCGTATCCGCTGTTACTGTATCCGCTGTTCCTGTCTCCGCTGTTACCGTATCCGCTGTTACCGTATCCGCTGTTCCTGTATCCGCTGTTACCGTATCCGCTGTTACTGTATCCGCTGTTACCGTATCCGCTGTTACTGTATCCGCTGTTCCTGTTTCCGCTGTTACCGTATCCGCTGTTCCTGTCTCCGCTGTTCCTGTTTCCGCTGTTCCTGTTTCCGCTGTTACTGTTTCCGCTGTTACTGTCTCCGCTGTTACTGTCTCCGCTGTTCCTTATACCAGTATTTCCTTTGCCAGTATTAGCAAGCTTCAACATTTCTTGCCATGAAACTTCTCGAACT